TTTTCAAGTAAATGTTTTGCTAGATATGGGCCGTCTTGCCCTGTCATTCCTGTTACAAATGCAATTTTCTTCATGTACTTTTAATTATGTTTTTATTATGCCGGCGGAACATTTTTCCAATAGTCAAGATTCCAAGTTCGTTTTCTAATATCATCTGCACTTGATCTTTTAGCATCTTTTCTATCACCTTTAAAATGATCGATGTAGTCGCCAAGTTCACTGTTTACAAATACGTGATGTCCCATAACACCTTTAGCATAACCTATATCGTTTACTTTTACATTGTGTTTTTGTCTGTACTCTTTAGTCATGTGCCAAAACACATACGAGTCGTGCCATTCAAGTAAGTCAAATATGTTTGCTGATGTATAAAGTTTTTCCCAATCTGTGACAAAGTTTTGTACAAGTGGGTGTTTAATATTATAACAAACAAAACCACACTCAGGATATTTGTTACTATCCTGATTATTTTCTCTACCAAGGTACGTAACTAATGTATCACTAGGACATATACTTTCTATAAATTGCATTGGCATATCTCTAAATGTATAGGTATCATCATCAATCCAAATTACGTAATCGTAATCTTTATATGTTTTTACTGCGTGTGTAACACACGATACTTTGTAGCTGAACTTGACAGCATTCCAGAGATACGATTCTTTCTTTGCATCGAGTCCACCTTCAGTTGCTAATCTAGGTGAACGTCTAACACCACCCGGGATCTCATTTAGTTTGCCCATAGCAACAGGATCGTTTTTATATTTTTCTCTAAATTCATGTAAGCTCTGATTAGCTTTATCTATATCAACCCAAGTAACGTTCTGATTAAAATCAGGTCTTTGTCCTTGATAGTAAACAGTTATATCAGCATCAGGCCATTTGTCCAGCACAGATTGTACCATACGTTTTGCGTATTTGTCCCAATCACTAGGCCTAAATGTTGTTATGACTTTATATTTCATACTTTTATTTGATAAGTTTTTATCCAATCTTTTACTATCATTGCTGGTATATCTGCTTTGCCAGTTTTTTTCCACCAATGCTGTACTGGTACAGTCCAACCAGTTTTCATTTTATTAATAATTATTTCAGGTAGTCTCTCACCATAAGCAATTTTTGATAACATTTTTGTATCACCTTTTGCCGATCCTAATTTAAAAGCACTATGTATATTCATACAATATTGCATAAACATTTTAGTTGCTAATGGAAAGCGTCCTTCCATACCATATGCCATTCCATACTTGTCATTTCTATTAAAAAATTCTTCTGGTACTTGGGTAACACAATCTAATGCCATATACGAGCCAATCGGGTCTTCGGGATTCCATAAATCGTCTGGATAACATTTGAGTAGTTCAGTACGCAAAACATTTTTATCTTTAAGCAACCATGGCATCAATCCACTATCAGATGGCTTACTATGTATTATTGGACGTTTTATTCTGCGAGTCCAATAATCAACAACAGCTCCCCAGCTTTTAAAATTAAGTTTTTTTAGTTTCCAATATTTTGGATATCCACCTAGTATTTCATCTCCCATATCACCAGCCATTGTTACTACTATACCTTTGTCGTGTAATACTTTATTAGTATAACAATACATGGCAAGACTTGGATTATATGCAGGTTGTTCCATAAAATAAATTGAATCATTCCAGTAGTCTTCCACTATTTTAGGTGTAATTATTACTTCTGTGTGATTAAAATCATTTGCCTTAGCTAATACTTTGGCACACCTGGCATCTTCATTATAGTCTTCACCACCACGAATTATATTTGGATACATTTTGTTAGTAAACGTGTTTACTTCACCAACAATATTTTTTAATTCGTATGCAATTAAACTTGAATCCAACCCACCACTTAAAAATAATCCAATTTTTCTTCTTCCAATACTACACATTTTTACTGTTTCGTGTGCCATGCTTCTAAACCCTTCAGGATCAAAACCTATATTACTCTTTGGTTTTATAAAAATTCTTTTACGTGATTTTATTCTTTTATGTGATATGTCATAAATTATTGTTTCACCTGCTAATAATTTTTTAATTCCACTAAACATAGTATTACGTGTAGCATTAATACCTGAATGTGCTAAACAACTTATTGCTAAATTATCAATAGAACGTGAACCAGGAACCTTATCTAACATACCTTTTATTTCAGAACCAAACACTAGTCCTTCTTTTACTTCTGCATAATACACAGGTTTAATTCCGGCGTGGTCTCTGCTTAATATAATTTCTTTTTTGTCTAAATCGTAGTAGGCAAAGCCATGCATTGAATCTATTTGATCTATAAAGTTCAAACCAAATGTGTCTAAACCCCAAGCAAGGAGTTCTGTATCACAACCTGTAGTGTCCTTAAAAACTTTTTCATATTTCTTTTTAAGTTCGTAGTAGTTGAATATCTCACCGTTGTAAGTTAATCTGTTTCCTTTAGGTGTACGCCATGGTTGTTTAGATACACTTGGATCAGCCATGATGCTTAAAAGATTATGTCCTAATGTAACAATATCGTCGTGCCAAACATCTTGTCCATCAGGTCCTCTATGTTTACATTTGTTAATATATTGATTTATAAATTTAGGATCTCTTGCTGTTATTCCATATATGCCACACATTATTAACTTCCTTTACCTGGTTTTTCACTAAAATATTGAAATTTATTTTCTACACCTCGCCATTTTTCTTGATCAGCTGGAACATCTTCTTCTCTTTTTTTAGTAATTCTTGGCCACAATTCGCTGTACTTTGTATTATGATCTATCCAGTTATTTGCACCTTCATTGGTGTCAGGCTCAATTGCGTCTACAGGACATTCAGGTTCGCATACACCACAATCTATGCATTCATCTGGATTGATGGCGAGCATATTATCACCTTCGTAAAAACAGTCTACTGGACATACTTCCATGCAATCCATTAATTTACATTTAATACATTTGTCATTAATAATATAAGTCATTTATAAATTCAATTTTTGTTTAAAACGTTTGAACACTGTACCATCTTTAATTTCTTTTTCAGTCCATTGCTTATAACCTAAGTCATAAACCCATTGGGTTCTATCAGGATATTTTGGATTTTCAATATCTTCTAAAACAGTGTTTGCAACAGGCCAACAAATAGCAAGATCTGATGTAACAAAGGTAGGGATGCCACGGATGCAGGAATCAATGGAAGCAGTAGAGTTGTGAGTAATAACAGCATGACAATTATTTAATGCTTCTTGAAAGTTGAATCTATAATGCTTTTTCTCGTCACCACTAAAGAATTTTTGTCCAATTATAACCTCAACATCTTTTGGAAACTCTTCTTTTCTATTGTCCATTGCCGCTACATGATTTGGATGTGGACGCACTAAAAATTTTCTTTTTGTTAATGGTCGTATTTTTTTATATACATTATTAAACCAGTCAATAGGATCTAGGTCATTCATTGACCAGTTGTCGCTAGGTTGTAGTACAAATAATATTGGATCTTTTGGATTAGATTTTCTCCATGGTTCGTATTTGACTTTCCATAAAGCTCTCATCATTTCCCATCTATCAGGTGGAGAGTTGTCACTTAAAAAGTTTCCATTATTCATAGGAGAATATAATGCTACACGCCAATGGTGTTTAGGATGTGTTATTGTATTGCCAAAGCTAGACAGTATGCCACCGTCAAATGTAATAATATAAATGCCCTTTTTCTTTGCACGTTCAACTAAATCTCGTCTACGTCCTTTAGTATGATGCATTTGATTTGTACCACCATAGCCAAACATACAACCAATTTTTGCAGTAGGATTCATTTCATCAGGTGCCCACTCTCCTGATTTATGTTCATTAATCATAATAGGATTATCTCCACAGGCACGTATACCTTCTGCCATATGTTTTAGAAGATCCCAACTAGCACCACGTCTACGGTCTTTTACTGTTCGTCTAAATATTTCAACGTCCATCTAATATCTCCATAGCATAACCGCTTCTAAATTCTTCTTGTGTAAATTGTCCGTAAGCAAGTGAATAGAATACTGGTCTAGGATCGTCATACTTGGGTGTTTCTATTTTTGTAAAGTCTTGCTCACATATAGGCAAACAAGGGTTTTCAAAATTAGCAAAACAAGGTACACCGTTTGTTAATGCTTTAATTGTAATTGAACTATTAAATGTTACAACCGCATGAACTTGATCCCACTCAAACGGTCTTTGTGGTTCTTTAATATTTGGGTTAGTGACTCTGTCACCTGGTATCATTCTTCCTACATCATCAATATATGATTTAGGATTGTAAGGTTTTTCTCTTATAACAAGTTCTCTGTCAGTGTTTTCTTTTAGTGTTTTTAATGTATTCTCTAGCCAAGATTGTCCATCAAACATTAATGCAACAGAATGGCTTGGTGGAATAATTAAAATATGTTTTCCATTTTTGTGATAAGGAAGGATTTTGTTTTTAAATGTTTGTTTAAATCTATCGTCGGGTCTATTATCAATAAATGTTTTAACGTGCTGATTTTTAGTACATCTCATCCAGTAAGGTGTTGATCTACTTTCACCCCAATAAGGTCTATCAATATAATAAAAATCTATTCCATGTCTGTCAGCCCATTTATATACTAAATTTCCTCCTCGTAAAAATCCCATAAACGCAACTTTCTCAGCATCAGTTGAATTAATTGCTTCTTCATATGATACAAGTTTGGAGTTTGGTAAACCTCTATATATATTTTCAACATATTTTGTTGTTGCTTGTCTGTTAGTTCTTACGCAATAAATCATATTATAATTTTAAACTATATCAATCTAAAAGTCGAATCAAATCCGGTATATTAATTTCAAAGTTTATTAAATCGTTTAATCTCTTAACACCTACAAGTTTTTTACCTCCTGTTGGAACATTAATTGGTACTATATTAGCCAAATAAATTTTGTGTTTTAAGTCTAAATTATGAGATAGTAAAGGATAAACTTTTTTATGTAACATTTTTGGATCTTGTATTTCAATTACTTTAGTTCCTTTGTTACACCAAAGTAAATTAACTAATCCTGCCCCGTGTGTTGCCAAAACGTGTGTTGCTTCAGCAAAGGTTTTAAATTGTTCTTTAATAGTCATTTCTTCTAGTTTAACAACTTCCCAACCCTTGAGCATCATTAATAATTCTTCAGCATTTAATAATTTTCTTGTTATTGAATTTTCACGTGATACATATATTTTTCTATTTCGCTTTAGTTTTTTATATCCAAATAAACCCTTAAAGTGTCTTAGCCACGGTGCAAGGGGTGGTGTAGTAACACCGTCATTATGATTACTCATTGATGGAACAATTAAATGTCGGAAACGCCATACTTCGCCTTTTGGCATTACCTTATATTTCAAGTCAGGAAACATTTCTTTTGCTACTTTATCAAAGTAAGCACTTGAATTTGGTAGTATATATATAAATCTTGAAAAAATTTTACTACCTTTCTTTTCAAGTAATCGAAATTTTGATATAAGATCAATCCAAATATGCCATGGATTGTTAGCACTTTCTTCGTCAATAGGTAACCATACAAATTTATCAGTACCATTAAGTTGTTTAGTAATTGGAGGAAGTTCTATATTAATAGTTGGGGTACTCCAGTCTTGCCACAGTCCGTGCATTTTTCCTGCTTTATGTTTATATTTGTGTAGTAAAGGCCATACGTGATCGGTAATTAAATGCTCATCTTCTGTAACAAGTAATGGCAAAGTATGTACAGAACAATTATTAAATTCAGCAATAAATGTTGGCAAACTGCGAAAATGTGTATTAGGTGCCTTATCGTGATATGGAACGTTATACATATATTGATCATCAATTATTTCAAAGCGATCTAGGAAGTATTTTATACTGGTAATATTTTCAACTATTTGCATTTTGTATAATTAATTATAATATTTTATGGATCCAGTGCATATTTTTATAAATGGTTGTTCTTTCTTAACCGATCGAAAAAAAGAAAAGGTTTACACTCATACTGGCCTAGAATTAGCAAATTTAATGGACTTACCAATAGCTGAAAGTTTAGCGGCAGGCGGAAGAGGTAATAAACGTATAAGTTTTACTACTAAAGTTTGGTGTGAAAAAAAGCCAGAACTTGCAAAGAACTGTTTCTTTTTAATAGGCATAACATCAGGTACACGGTTTGATTATCCTACTAACGACGGTTATAAAAAACATAAATTTCCTTCATTAAACACAACATGGAAAACATTTAGTATACACCAAGACAAACACGCTGAAGATTATTTTAAACATCTTTATGGATTTGGCATGGATTTAGATCAACACATACAAATTGAATCAATTGATACTATTATTGATTTACAAAATTTCTTTCAAGTAAAAAAATACCCTTATGTAATGTATAAAACAATTTCAGATACACCAATTATTGCTAAAGATGTTCGAGTTTTATTTGATGCAATAGATAAGACTAGATTTTTTAAACCAGAGACGTCACATTATGATTATGTTCTTGAAAATAAATTAGTTGCTAATATGGACGACCCCCACCCAAATACACAAGGACATATAGAATGGGCATCACAACTTAATGATTTTATAAATGCTAACAATTTACGCACCATTTAATAATCCAAATAGCAAAGCCTGGGAAGTCTTTAATGGAGTTGAAAAATCTTGGCCAGAACAAGTTAATGTACTTGATAATACTGCCACTGATGCATTACCTAACTCAATGTTTTGGGGATTTGTTAATAATAACATGGCATTGGTTAAAGTATTAGAAGCACGTAAACAAACATATTGGTTTACTGATACTCCATATTTTGGTAGATTTGATAATAATAATTTAAAACCAGACAATCATTATTGGCGTATTTGTAAAAATAGAATACACGTTCCTTTTATAAAAGGATGTAAATCTGATAGATTTGAGAAGTTTGGAATGAAAATTAAAGCACCAAATTTTAAAGGAAAATACATTTTGGTTTGTCCAAGTTCGCCAAGTATTAATGAATATTTAGGTAAACCCAATTGGACACAAGAAACAGTAGAACAAATTAAAAGATATACAGACAGGTCAATTAAGGTTAGAGAAAAGCCTAGAGGTAGAGGCACGTCAGGGCCAAGCGAGGCAATAGTTCCACTCTCAGAAGATTTAAAAGATGCTTGGGTATGTGTAACATCTTGTTCTATTAGTGCTGTAGAAGCTCAGTGTATGGGTATACCTACTATATGTGATGAAAAAAGTTTTGCGGAACCGGTTTCTGCTAATCAGTTTAATGATATTGAAGATCCATATTTTGTTGGAGCGGAGGATTGGTTATATAGTTTAGCATATCAACAATTTACTCCTGAAGAATTTACAAACGGAACAGCAATTGAAATATTAATGGATAAAGGAATTTTATGAAAATAGAAAAGATTAATAACTTTTGGCTACCATCAGATGACGGTCAAATAGAACAATGGAGAAAAAAAGGAACTCCATTTATGCAAGATAAATGTTTAAATAATTTTGTAAAATATTGTGATACACAAAATAAAAAATTTAAAACTGTTTTAGATGTAGGTGCTTGGTGTGGTACTTGGAGCAAGACAATACAACCTTATTGTAAGCGTGTGATTGCTTTTGAACCCAATAAAACAAATTTTGAATGTTTGCAAAAAAATATGGGACCATTTAATCATGTTACTTGTAATAGACTTGCAATAGGAGATAAACTTTGTAATGTGTCTTTAACACAAGAAAGTGCAACACAAAATACAAGAATAGAAAAAGAATCTAGAGATATTCAAGATGTTCAAATGTTTAATATTGATTATTGGAATTATGATGACGTAGATATGATAAAAATAGATGTTGAGGGATATGAAATGCGTGTGCTTGAAGGTGCCCATAAGACTTTAACATTCAATGATGAGAATCAATCTAATGTACAGTACATCATGGTAGAGCTTAATCATAATACAGAAAGATACAATTCAAGCAGTGTAGAAGTTAAAAATCATATAACAAAAAATTTAGGTTTTAAAATTTTAATAAACATTTGGCCAGATATAATTTATTACAGAGCATGATGTACGAATATTTAGAAAATTTAAATTTCAAACCAAAGACAGTACTAGATTTAGGTGCATGGAACGGAATATGGACTAGAGAAGTGAAGAAATTCTGGACTGATGCACATTATACTTGTATTGAAGCAGGCACAAAACATAAACCTAGACTAAAAGAGTGTGCAAATGAATATTATATTGCAGTGCTTGGAAATGAAAATAAAGAAGTAGATATGCACTTAAGAAAAATTAAAGGACATAAAATAACTTATACCAAAGGATCAAATATATTTGGGCTCTCCACGTTCCCATCAGAAGCGGTAGAAAAAAGAAACATGCAAACACTTGAATCAGTTGTTGGTGCTGATGCAACCTACGATTTTATTAAACAAGATATACAAGGTGCAGAACTTTTGGTAATGCAAGGCTCACCAGAAATTTTTAAAAGAGCAACGTATGTTTTAAATGAAGTAAATTTGTATAAAGACCTTGAACAACCTCTTGTTCCTGATGTAGAAGAGATGGACTTGTTTATGCAGAGTTTAGGATTTAATAGTAGTGCTGTTATAGATGACCATGGAAAAATGGATCAAATAGATAAATTGTACTGGAAAAATTAGTTAGTATAAAAGACAACCTTCTTTCTGTACTTCATAATAAAAAGATTAAATGTAATACGGTTAGTATTTTCATCGCTTTCGTATGAGTGCCAAGTTTTTCCCTCTTCTCCACAAAAAATAAATGTACTATTAGGTTTCCACGGTGCTTCACCAACTAATGCTTTTTCGTTTTGTTCAGTATACATTTTAGTTCCAACATTATTTTCTGGTGTAACATATGTTACACTACTCCAAATTTTTTCGAGACCTTCTTGGTGTATGTGAAATTGCCAAGGCAAGGGCGGAGTAACAGATATATGTGCATTAACTCCTAAGGGTTCAAACCATCTATACTTAGGATATCGACCACATAATATTTTAATATTTTCAAATAGACTTTCACAAATGTTCAAAGTTTCATCATAAAAATCTATTCCATATTCTTTATAATCTTTTGGATGAATTTGTACTAATTTTGTTGTTGGAAAGTTTAGTTTTTCAATACATTGTGCTTTTAATTTTTCAAATACAGACTTATCAAATGTATTTTCAATAATTTGATGTGGCCACGGAGTAGTAATTACATCTGTGTTAATGCATTTATCAACAAAATTTTGTCCTATCATTAATGAAAGTTTTCGTAATCTTTTAACCAAGCTTCTAAGTCTGGTCCGTTAAGTGGCTCTGGTGTAAGCCATTCTTGCACACCTTTAGTCATTTGCCATTTGCCACTACCCATTTGATGAGATTGTTTAGGCTCTTCAATATGTTTACCAACCATATACCTACGAGTTCCAGGACCATACGGTTTAACTTCTGTATGGATAACAATAAGACCCAAACGATCTATCCATTCCAACATTCTTTCTTTGTGATTTGCCATATACTAATAGTTATCCTATCATTTTTATAATTTTATTGTATTCTTTTATGCTTAAATCTAATTGTAAAACTGGTCTATAAGGCCAACGTTTTCCTTTATCACTTATTTTTATGTTTTTAGATTTGGTTATAAAAAATGTATTAGGACTATACATAATATTTTTTCCTTCTAGCTCGATAGCATTATTTTTACTGTTATCAGATCTTTCTTTAAAAAACCATAAACAAATTACTTCTTTATCTTTATTAAACTCACGTAAATCTTTAAAAAATTCAAAACCAATTTTATATTTGGTATCAAAGTCTTGCCAAATTTGGTGAGAAAGGTTGTTTTGGTTTTCGTATAAGATCTCGTATTCTTTTAAATTAAAAATTGCGTCTGCAAGAATATGTTCAACTGGTTCTTTGTGATAATGAGATTTTTTTATTTCTAACCAATTCATTAGGCACTGAATAAGTTAATTAATTCTTTTTTCCATACGTCAGCATATTCACAGTCTCGATAATTTTCAAACCACGGACCACCTTCTGTGTAATGTAATATTTTAGGTACACCGTCTTTAGGTTCTTGATACCAACCTACTAGCCAATTGTATATAGGTGGTAAATTTCCGATGTCAGAATCATCTAGCCAAGAAAATCTATGTAAAAATTTTCCAGTTTCTTTGTTTAATAGTTCGGGTGTTAGTATTTTATTTTTAGGATGTCCGCAGTTCCAAAGTACCATACTTGACCAATTTTTTCTTGGGTATTGTAATTGTATTTGCCCGTCCATTTTTAAACCTTCTTTAGGTTTGTAATCGTGTTGTACACAAACAACTGCTTTAGAGTCATCACAATATTGTTCTAGTTCTGTAGGAGATATACGCCAAACAAAATCTAAGTCACAAAAAACTGCCCACCCTTTATAGTTGTTTAGATATGGAATAAAAAATCTTGTAAATGTAAATTCTGTAGAGGCAAGTTTATCAACTCCTCTTGTATAGACACCTTGTTCTCTTAAATCTTTTTGTTTTAAAGGAATTACTTCTGTTTGTCCGTTGCGTCTTTTAATAGAATGTTCGCAAACTTGATATGCTATATCTTCTCTAGTATCGTATCCTACATAAACTTTCATTTTACTAACATCTCGTGTATTTGTTTCCAATTATTTACTCTAGTAATATCTGGATGACTAAAATCTCTGTTATAAGGACGATCGTATAATAATACCTTTAATCCATAATTTAAACCCGCTAAAGCGTTCTTGGGCTTGTCTTCGACCCAGTATAACCCTGTGTTGTGAAACTCTGCTAATGCTGAATCTTTGTCTGCTCCTGTGCCTAATATGTGATAGTTTGAAAAAACTTGTTTGCCAAATAGTTCTTCTAGTCGTCTTTTACGTAATTCTTGTGCTGGTTTGTCAGATGTTTGTGATGTAATTGGTATAAAAGTCCAACCTTCTGCGTGTAGTAGTTTAACCCAAGTTTGTGAATCTGGCATAGGTCGTTGTGTTCCCATCCAAGCACTTCTGTTAAATTCTCTAATCTCTTTTCTAATTTCTGGTATAGTAACACCAAAACGTTCTGCCATTTCGTAAGTGTTTTCTTTGTCTTCTAGTAACCTATATGGGTGAACTCTACTTCCTTTTTTATCAAAGTATGTACGTTGTAGCATCCATTTAGAGAAATGGTGTTCCCATTCCAACAGTACGCCATCTACATCTGTAAGGATTATTCTATTTGATTGTGGCATCTTCCATACCCGCTACTCGTAGTTTAACAATGTTTGTTATTTGCCATTGTTTTTGATCGAGCCCTTTGGTAATGCCTAGCCATTGATTTCTTACTAAAGCAAAGTCGTTTATAAGTTTTTGATAATCGATTACTTCAGTTTCACCGTCAACATATTTTTCGGCGTCCCTACTATTCAATGCTCTATTGTAATGTTCAAAATATTTTATAAATGCTTTTGATTTTATACGTCTTAATTCTATATTAAGATATTCTAATATTGCTTCTAGTTGTTGTAATTGTCCAAATCTTTGCTCAACAATACCTGGTAAAGAAGCACTTGCTTTTTCAAGACTACCAAATATTCTAACTTCTTTTTTTGCTTGTAATAATTCTGTATCAAAATAATTGATACAATCAGGAATTTTATCTAAATTTCTACTTACTTCGTTATACCAATTCATTATTCCTCACGATTATAATTATCGTCCTCTTCTTCGTCAAACACAGTATTAATTGCTTGTTCTAGTTTAGGGTCATATTCTGCAGATGCTTTAATTTCTTCTTCTTCAACACCTATATCTTCTAAACTTTTTACAAAGTCAATTGCCGCGTCTGATTTAGTTCTTTCTGGTAGATAATGTAGTAGTGCGTTCCATATGCGTTCAATATTTTCATGAGTCATGTCAGCCATTTATTTTTTCCTTGGGTTCGGTTGTTGTTGATAATTTATCAAAATCTTTCATCAACATCATTAATTTATCTCCGACCCAGGCTTTTCTGAACTCGATATGCTCCTTCTTAGCACTATCTACGTATTTTAACCTATTTCCTGTTTGTACTAATATACCTTTTTTCTCGAATAACTCTACTAATCCACTATAAGGATCCATACCTGTGTCCCATGGGATTTTCACTTGTACTGATTCAAACGGTTTTGCAAACCTTGTTTTCATTACTTTACAAGCCGCTCTAATACCTCTAACCTCAGTAATTTTGTTACCTTTTTCGTCTTCTTTTAATTTTAATTTTTTCATTGCAATTACAATACTTGATGCGTATATAAAACCCTGTCCTCCTGATATTTTATCATCAGGATTAAACATATCTTGTGATGCGTATGTGTGATTAGTTGCTATAAGTCCTACGTTCCAACTACCAAACATATTAACACAGTTTCTTACAAGTGCTGTTAAGGCTTTAGGTTTTCTACCTAAGTCACCTTTCATTTCACCTTTTTCAAACTGATCAACATCTGTTGGTGTTAATAACATACCCAAACTATCAATTACAATTAATACTTTAGGTGCGTTTTCTTTGTTGTCTGCGTGTTCGTCTTTATAACCTTTCATAAAGTCTGAAACTGTTCTTGCTACGTCGTCTACCATAGATAAACTTAATTTTAAAAGTTTTTTTTCGTCTGTATCAACGCCAAGTGCTTCAAGCCATGATTGATCTAATGCATTTTCAGAATCAATTAATATTACATAGATGCCTTGTTCTTGTGCATTACGTACTAAATTGCCTGATGCTACAAATGATTTACCTGAACCAGACTCTCCTGCTAGTACTGTTACTTTGCCTAGTGGAACACCTTTGTTAAAGTCACCACTTATTAAATAATTTAACGCATAATTTCCTGTAGAAATCCAGTCAGTTGGGTCACTAAATCCTATACCCAACCCTGGTATTGATTTTGTAATACTCTTTCGAAATTTTGTTGCGTCAAATGGTTTTGTCATACCTTTTTATATTAATATCCAAAGGATAACCAATACAATTAATACCCAAGCGGGTACTTGTTTGTATAATACCCAATCTATTATTTTTTTAATTTCTGTTTTCATAATTTTATTTTACTACACAAGGCCTTAACTGTCAATAATAATAAGGCCTTGGTAATGTCAGATTATTTTGCTTGTCTCGATCTAATCAACTTCAAGATGTCCTCTGCCCTTTTAGCACTATCACCTGTTGGTTGTGCTGTTGGAGCCGATGCTGTTACCGTTTCTGCAACTTTTACTTCTGCATTTACTGGATTAGCAGTCTTTTCAATTGGTGCAGGTCTACTTGCTGTCGGTACAGACACTTGTCTAGCACCTATGCCTGCAGGTCTATAATATTGCCCATACTTCTCAAGATCATAAGCTTCACCGTCTACAGATTTTTCAAATAATTCCTTAATTATTTTTATTTCTGCATCTGATGGTTCTTTTGGTCTATAGTCTGATAAATTATGTAAGCCAAATTTATCAATATTTGCTCTTTCCGTTTCATCTAGAGCACGTTCTCTTCGTGACCATTTAGATGTTGAGTAGTCAGCGTATCCACCTTTAGTTGTTTTATTAATTCTAAAGTCAACACCTTTTACATAATCAGTTGGTAACTCTTCCATCTCTGGATCAAGTAATGCCGATCTAATAATGTTAAAAATTTGAGGTCCAATAATAAATCTTCTAACTGGATTCTCTGGTGTTGTGTCTTCGTTTAACGGATTAGTTACAACAAAACCTTGGAAAATATAACTTTTCTTTTTCCAATATTTTCTGCCCATGTCTTCCATGCTTTTATCTTTAAACCATGGTCTAACTTCAGTTAGTACTGGACAAGTTTTTCCGTACATCTCCATACACGGTACTTGTACCTGGATTGGTCGAGAATCACTTTGACCTTTAATACCTGCAAAAGGTAGTTTGATCATGTTTCTCTCTGTCCAGAAAAAAGTATTACCTTGATCTTTGTCGGGTAAGAATCTAACGACTGCTTCTGAGCCTTCGTTTATATTCCAGTGTGGGTAAATGGCGTTGTCTCCGCCTGTTGATGAAGTGGAGCGATTCACTTCTTGAGATTTTAACTTCGCTCTTATTTCAGCCAATGTAGCCATAATGTAAGCCTCCTTGTGTGCCTATGTTTGTTGTTTGCCTAAATGTATATTAGAC